CAGGCGACGACGATCGCACAGTCCGCTGCGCGACGTGGCCGGCATGATGCGGTCCTTCGACTACGCACGCCAGGCGGCCCTGCGCGACATGCTCCAGGGGCCGGAGGATCCACAGGCGGCGCTCGACTGCGCGGCCGAGTGGCTGGAGCAGACGCGCGCGGCTTTCCTGTCGGGGTACGAGCGCGCGGTGGCCGATGCGCGGCTCTTTCCGGCGCCGGACGCGGCGCACGAACTGCTGCGGGTGCTGGAATTCGAGAAGGCGCTCTACGAATTGCGCTTCGAGCTGACCAACCGCCTCCCCTGGACCGGTATTCCGATGCGCGCGATCATCCAGGCATGAAATACGTTCTGGCCCTCGACCAGGGCACCACCAGTTCACGGGCGATCATCTTCGATCGCGACGGCAATATCGCGGCGCTGGCGCAGCGCGAGTTCCGGCAGCTTTTCCCGCAGCCGGGCTGGGCCGGACACGATGCGCTGGAGATCTGGCACACGCAGCGGGAGGTTGCGCAGGCAGCCATCGGGCAGCTCGGTGCGCACGGCGGCACGAGCGCGGACATCGCCGCCATCGGCATCACCAACCAGCGCGAGACGACCGTGCTGTGGGAGCGCGCCAGCGGCCGTCCACTCGCGCCGGCCATCGTCTGGCACGATCGGCGCACCTCTGCACGATGCGAGGCGCTGCGCGCACAGGGCCATGAAGCGCTCGTCCAGCAGAAGACCGGTCTGGTGCTCGACCCGTATTTCTCGGCGACGAAGCTGGAGTGGCTGCTCGATCACGTGCCCGATGCACGGGTCCGCGCCGAACGGGGTGAACTGGCCTTCGGCACCATCGACAGCTGGCTGCTGTGGAATCTCACCGGCGGCCGCGTGCACGGCACTGACGCCAGCAACGCGTCGCGCACGATGCTCTTCAATCTTCACACGCGCACTTGGGACGATGAACTGCTGGCGCTGCTGCGTATTCCGCGCCCGCTGCTGCCGGACATCGTGCCGACCTGCGGCGTGGTCGCGGAAACGACGCTCTTCGGTGCGCCACTGCCGATTGCCGGCATCGCCGGCGACCAGCAGGCGGCGACGGTCGGACAGGCCTGTTTCGCACCCGGCATGGCCAAGAACACCTACGGAACCGGCTGCTTTCTGCTGATGAACACCGGCGCGCAACCGGTTGCCAGCCACAACCGCCTGCTGACGACCTTCGGCTGGCACGGCCTGCCCGGCCCGGATGGCGCGGCCGGGCAGGCCGTCTGGTGTCTGGAGGGCAGCGTATTCACGGCCGGCGCGGCCGTGCAGTGGCTGCGTGACAACCTGGGGATGATCGCGTCGGCCGATGAGATCGAGCCACTGGCGGCCCAGGTCGACGACACGGGCGACGTCTTTCTCGTGCCGGCATTCGCCGGTCTGGGCAGCCCCGACTGGGACAGCCGGGCACGCGGCACGCTGGTCGGCATGACGCGGGCGACGAACCGGGCGCATATCGCCCGGGCCACGCTTGAAGCGATCGCGCTGCAGTGCGCCGACGTGTTTGCCGCGATGAGTGCGGATGCGCCGGTGGCCCTGCGCGAACTGCGCGTCGACGGCGGTGCGGCACGCAATGATCTGCTGATGCAGATGCAGGCCGATCTGCTCGGCGTGCCGGTCGTGCGCCCGCAGGTGACCGAGAGCACGGCCCGCGGTGCCGCCAGTCTGGCCGGGCTGGCGACCGGGTTCTGGCACGGCATCGATGAACTGGCGGCACAGTGGCGCATCGATCGCCGCTTCGAGCCGCGGCTGCCGGAGGCGCAGCGCCGCGCGAAAGTGGCGCGCTGGCGCGAGGCAGTCGAGCGGGCCAGGGACTGGGCGCGGGCGTGAGTGCGGTTCGTTCCTCCCCGCAATTTGTGGCTGCTGCCGTGCAGATGGAACCGCAGACGACTGAGCGGGAAGAAATGCTGCGGCGCCTGGCACAGAATGGCGTCTGGGATCTGGCCGTGATCGGCGGCGGCGCGACCGGTGCCGGCGTCGCTTTCGAGGCGGCCCGGCGCGGTCTGAAGGTCGTCCTGCTCGAGGCCGGCGACTTCGGCCGGGGAACCTCGTCGCGCTCTACGAAGCTCGTGCATGGCGGCGTGCGCTATCTCGCGCAGGGGCGTATCGGCCTCGTGCATGAAGCACTGCACGACCGGACGCGCTTCCTGCAAATCGCGCCGCATCTGGCGCAGCCGCTGTCCTTCGTCATTCCGTCGTACCACTGCTGGCAGACGCCGTTCCACGGCCTCGGCCTGAAGCTCTACGATGTGCTGGCCGGCTCGGCCCGCCTGGGTGGCACGCAGTGGCTGAGCGCTGCGCAGGCGCTGCGTGACCTGCCGACGCTGCAGCCGAACGGGCTGACCGGTGCGGTCCGCTATGTCGACGGGCAGTTCGAGGATGCACGCTTCCTGATTGCGCTGGTGCGCACGGCGGCTCTGCACGGCGCGCTGGCCGTCAATTACTGTGCCGTCACCGGCCTGAGCCGGGTGCACGGGAGAATCGACGGCCTGAGCTGTCGCGACGGCGAAAGCGGACGTGAATACCGGATCCGCGCGCGCTGCGTCGTCAACGCCACCGGCGTCTGGGCCGATCAGGTGCGGCAACGGCTCGCCAATACGGAGCCTGCACAGGACAGCCACGCCGACCGTCGTCGGTCGGGGCCGGTCATCGCCCCCAGCCAGGGTGTGCACATCGTCGTCGATCGGGACTTCCTGCCCGGCGACCAGGCACTGGTCGTGCCGAACACTTCGGACGGACGCATCCTGTTCGCCGTACCCTGGCTCGGGAAGGTTCTGATCGGCACGACCGACACCCCGCGCAGCGACCGGCCCGAGGAACCGGAGCCTCTGCCCGGAGAGCTGTCGTTCCTGCTGGCCGAGTCGGCACGGTATCTGGTGCGCGCCCCGCGACGGGAAGACATCCGCAGCCTCTGGGCTGGTCTGCGCCCGCTCGTGCGTCCACCCGGCAGCGACCCGGTGACGAGCAGCCGCATCAGCCGCGAGCACACGGTCTGGCTCGACACCGACGGACTGGTGACAGTGACCGGCGGCAAGTGGACGATCTGGCGTGCGATGGCCGAGGACGTGCTCGCGCAGTGTGCCCGGGCGGGGCTGGTGCCGCGAAGCGCCGGCCGGGCGGCGGACAGCGCCGGGCAGCAGACGGGCACGGATGATCCGGTGCCCCGGCTGGTTGGCACTCCGCACGACGGGGCAGCACGCATACCGTTGCATGCGCCACCGGGACCGCATCTGTACGGCAGCGAAGCCGCAGTCCTGGACGGGCTGCCGGGGGCGCAGCGGGAGCTTGGCGGGTACCTGACCGAAGCGATGGTGCGCTTCGCCGCCCGTTACGAATACGCGCGCACGGTCGAGGACGTGCTGGCGCGACGCAGCCGGCTGCTGTTCACCGATGCGGCACTGGCGTCGGCGATTGCCGAAGAGACTGGAGCCATCCTGCGTGACGAAACAGGACTCGATCCGCGGGTGGAGGTGTTCCGCAGGCTGGCTGACCTGTATTCGGGGCTGGAACGGGCAGAGGACATGGTGCGTTCGTGACCAGGCGGACAGCCGGTGCACGGCCGTTGTCCACTCCCCCGGAATTCGGGAGAGAGGAGGGGATTGATCCCTCGACGCACTCGTTGCCGCGAACAAATCACGTCGCTATGATGCGGACGCGAAGCCGGTTCGCAGAGCATTCGACATCACGGGATCGGAGAACATCAGCATGGCAGAAACCAATGGTTCGATCGCACCGCGTCGCCGCGTCGCCGCGTCTACGCGGGCTACGAGGGAAACCCGAATCCGAGTGAACGCGATCGCATCGTTCATCTGTTTCAGGCGTACCGGTCCACCGAAAGCTTCAACGCGCACTTTCTGACCAAATGGGCGGAAGCCACGACCAATGAAGGCATGAAGGGTGGCCTGCGCACGATCCAGGCCCGCGAGGGAGCGCATGCCCAGCTGTTGCGACAGCGCCTGCGTGAGCTCGGCGAGAAGACGATCATCGATGTCCCGCCGGAGCGCTACGAACGCGACGTGCCGTTTTTCGCGTCACCCGATCGCAGCGATCTCGAAAAGCTCGTGTTCCTCGGCCATCTGTTCGAGGATCTGGACGACTTCTTCCAGCCCATTACCGACCTGATCGCGGAGATCCGGGAGGATTTCCGGTCCCGGGAAATCCTGCGCACGATCCTGGATGACGAATACGCGACAGTGAAATGGTTTGCGCACATGCAGCGCAGCCTGGAGGCTTCTTCATAGCCTGTGGAAGCCCGGCGGAAGACCGGGAGCCTGCACGACCGGCGCGGCCCGGAGATTCATTGATCAATGAATCTCCGATACGGAGCGCTGGCGTATGGAAGGATATTGCTGGTGGGCGGTACTGGGATCGAACCAGTGACTTCCACCGTGTGAAAGAGAATTTGCAGGTTCGCAACGGTTCGCCATTGTTCATAAGTCATTGATTTACATGGATTCACGTTCTTGACGATTCGCCGAAGTTCGCGGTATGTTTTCACGGAGTTTTTACGGAGACTTCACGGAGCCGCGAACCATGAGCGAAAATATCAAGACAGTCGGCGGGCGAAAACGACTTCCGATTGATGCCGATCGGGTTGTCTGGGTGAAGCACGCCACCGGGCAATTCATCGGCTTTCGCAAGACGGACGCTGACGCCGGCACGTGGTGGATTCGCGTCTACGATCCCGCGACGCGAAAGCAGCATTACCGGCAACTAGGTGATCTCGGTGGGCATACGCCGGCACGCCAGTATGACGAGGCGATGCGGCAGGCGCTGGAATGGTTTCGATCGTTCGAGGCCGGCGTCGTGCCGAACGATGCCACCGTTGCGGATGTCTGTCGGCAGCATGTCAAGGCGCTGCGCTTGGACGACGGTGACGCGAAAGCGAACGAAACGAATCGGCGATTCGAACGATACGTCTACGATGATCCGATCGGGCCGATCCCGCTATCGAAGCTGCGCCGGGCGCACATGGAAGATTGGCGGCGGCGGCTGGCCGGAATGCCGGCTGTTGTCTGGCGGCGCAAGACGGACAAGGTGAAAGCACGCAACCGGCCAGGTAGATCGACGGAAGCGACGCGAGAACGATCTGCTGCGACGGTTAACCGGGACATGGTGCCGGTTCGTGCAGCACTGAATCGCGCGCTCGATGATGGGCTGGTGTCTTCGGATCTTGCGTGGCGTGTCGCACTGCGGCCGACGAAGGGTGCTGGTTCGCGCCGTGACATCTATCTCGAACGCGACGATCGACGCCAGTTGATTGATGCCGCGACGCCGGAGATTCGTCCTTTCCTTCGCGGACTGTCGCTGCTGCCTCTGAGGCCCGGTGCGCTGGCTGCGCTGACTGTCGGTGACTTCGATGCGCGACGCCGGACGCTGCGCATCGGCAAGGACAAAGCAGGCGCGGATCGCCGGATCACGCTACCGGCAGACACGTCGGCATTCTTTGCCGCGCAGGTGAAACTGAAACATCCGGCCGCGCCGATCTTCGCCGATGGTGCGGGCCGTGCGTGGACGAAGATCACCTGGGCGAAACCGATCAAGGCCGCAGTCAGTGCAGCAGGATTTCCGGCAAACGTGACGGCATACGTGTTGCGTCATTCCACAATCACGGATCTCGTCACTGGCGGGTTGGATCTGCTCACGATTGCGCAGATCAGCGGGACGAGCGTTGCCATGATCGAAAGGCACTACGGACACCTTCGACAAGATCATGCTGCCGCTGCGCTGGCGGCTCTGGCGCTGTGAGGTACATATGATCGAAGAACTAGATTCCTTCAAGTCAGTTCTGCGGTTTGTAGACCGCGCCGACGAAGCGTTTGATCTCGTTCAGCGCATACCCGGCGCGATTCGCCATAAAGCGCCGTATATGGCCGCACGTGCAGCGAGATGGCATGACAGCGATCCGAATGTTGAGAAATGCAGCAGGGAAGCCGACGACGACTTTGACGTCTACAGGCTCGTTTTCACTGAGGATCAGCGTATGACGCTGCGTGCGCAGTACTGGCGAGCACGCGGACTCGATCGAAGGCCAAGGGACGATGATGGTGTAGACGAAAGCACGGACTTCATCGAAACCATCGAGACATACGCGAATGCGTATGACTACTGGCGGGCATCCCAGCCAGGGCCGCAGAAAAACCGGCAGCGCGCGATCGAGTCAGTGGCAAATGCTCTTGAGCGGCTCGATTCAGCACTCGCTGCGCTGGATAGTGCCGCGCTCGGTTTTGTGCACGCGAACATAGTCGATGCAGGCGCGCGGCATGGGTTCGAGATTTACGAGTCTGCGGATCTGCTGGCGTCGATGCTGAATGAGCCGCTGCGAGCGCAGGTAGAAGGCGGTGAACTGCGCAAATCCCTGCTCGCCCGCCTCGCTGTTGTGATCGACGCGACGCGCGAAGCGAAAACCAATCTACCGAAGCACGATCACGCCGCCAATGACTGGCGACTCGTCGGCGCGGCCATTCCGCTGAAGACGCTCTGCATGGATCACGGCATCAAGTTTGAAACGACACAAAGAGGCTTCACGGCCGAGGTGCTGCGCGCGCTGTTCGATCTGGCTGGTGTAGACGTCAAGCAAGTTTCCTACTGGCTGAAAAAGGCCGCCGAAGATCCTCGTATCACCCCCTGGGTATAAGCCCAGTCGAACGACGAAAAAACAACGGCAAATAACTGCCGTCGCTTTTCTCGTTTCTGCCTCTTCTCAATCCTCAAACTTCCCTACAATCGTTCGTAAGGCGCATGACGGACTGCGCCGGATCGTTTCGGAATAGCTGAGGATTGAAGCATGGATCAGGCAGTTTCATCTACAAAGCCCGCACGCTCATTCACGATTGCGGAATGGTGTGCAATGCGCCGTGTTGGCCGTACTCGCGCATTCGAGGAAATAACAACCGGCCGGCTTAAAACGTATCGCGTGGGACGCCGGCGCTATATCTCTGATGAAGCCGATGCGCAATGGTTGCGCGAACGCGAATCTGAATCGCTGAACTCGTAAGCTGCCGCAATGGGTAAGCGCGACTACAAGAAAGGCGCGATCCCTTATTCGTTCATCGCGATCCCGAAAGCCGTGATCACATCTGCGGAATGGCAGCGTCTTTCTTTTCGCGGACGTGCTCTTGCAATGGATCTGGCCGGCCAATACACCGGCAAGAACAACGGCCGATTCTGTCCGGGATTCGACGTCATGTCGCGTGTCGGCTGGGCATCGAAGAATACGCTGATCGGTGCCAAGCGTGATCTGCTCGAATGCGCGTTCGCACTTGAAACCCGCAAGGGACATCCGCCACGAACAGCGGCATGGATCGGATTTACCTGGTGGCGTCTCGATTGGCATGAATCGATGGACGTATCCCGTACCGGGTGGCCGTATCTCAACTTCATTACGGCATCCGTAGCGAACGGGAAAAAGGTGGCACAAAAGACGTCCAACAAAACAATTTCTGTAGTCCAGAAACTGAACCACGAACCCCGAAAAACCGGCCTACGTGGTTCAGAATCTGTACCGATAGAGGCGACGAAATGAGCTTTATCGGTACAAAAACTGAACCACAGAATCAGCCGGGTGATCGCTGCAAAGCCGCGCCGACCAATGGTTTCCCGGGTTTTTCCGAAATCTACACCGGGAATTTTCATCGGTACAGAAACTGGACATGTTCTAGATGTTGCCATCTCTATCGGCTTTTAATGTGAGGTTCACCATGACTGAAGAAACCATCCGACGCGCAACTGTCGTGCCGCTGAACGACGAATTCGCTGCTGCTGTCCGGCAATACGGCACCGCTATCGAACGGCTGTCGCTGGCGTGGGTGCGAGCGATGCCAGAACCCGAACAGAAGGCGATCGATGCGGCATTGACGGCCGGCAATCAAGTTGGCGTGACGTTTCAGTTTTTGTTCGCCGCACCTGGCCGAGATCCGACGCTGATGATGACGATCGTCGATCCGACTGGTGACGTTCATATCGTGGCGGAAATCGGCGACTTCCTGTCGGCTCCGACTGGCGGAGTGTTCCAGTGACTGACGGCCCGACCCGTTTGCCCCCACGCGCGCGCGGGCGAACCTGCACATTGATATGCAGGTTCTCAGCGACAAACTTGCCCCCACGCGCGCGCGGGCGAACCGTTCCGGTGGCAGCGTTGCGATTTCGGCGGCTGCGTGAATCGATACTTCGCCGGCACGAACCGCACCCAACAACTCCGGCGCGGCTGATGCTTTGATGACTTCGACCTTGCGAACGGTGTCCTTCCCGACACCGGCCATCTTGCCGACTTCGACGTCGGTGCGGATCGCTTCGTCTGAATTCGGGCGAAGCGGTTGCGCTTGTTCGCTTCTACGGTCGCCGCCTACTGCTGACTGCTGCGCCCGCGCCATCGCTTCGATAATCGGCTTCGCGATCAGCGCCAGCTCCGTCTTCACGAAGTCGGTCAGATTCCGCCTGCCCAGCTGGTTCTGCACGATCCACAGCTTCGCTTCGATCCGCGCTTGTGCCTAAAAAAGAGGCGCATCTGGAAGAAATTCCAGATAGCGACGACGGGCAGGCGGAAGGCACATCAAAACATTCAGGAGGGCGACCACCCGAAAGGGGTCACCCCCGCGCGCGGAAGGCACATACGATCCTCACTGGAAACGTTTCCAGTGACAAACGGCCAGGGTCACCCCCGCGCCCGCGGAAGGTACGGGGCAGGCGGTACCATTTGGGAACCGCCTGCCACTTGATCACCGGCAAGCTTGCCGGTGACATCGTTGCCAAAGTGCAATATTGCACTTTGCCGGATTTCTACCGGTTCCGAATTGGTACCGGTAGAAAACCCACCGGAAACCCAATCGGCAAAGAAACACTGTCACGCCATGTCACGCCATGTCACGCCAGCCGCGATCGAGCATGGCCTGCACTGCGGCGGGCCAGCAGCCGGACATCAGTGCGTGGATTGCGGATAGGTGCTGGGTTTTGTCCCCTAAAATGGAAAGTTGACTTTCAATTTTGTTGCGCGCCTGCAACCATTTATCAGCCCATAAATCCGCCAACGTTCGCCACCGTATTGCATGCGGAATCAGCCTTTCTGCGATTCGGAAAATATGTTATTCGGGAATAGAACTCACTCGGAATCGATTTCACATGAACTTGCAAAACATTCGCGAACAACGCGCCGGCCACGTTGACGAAATGCGCCGGCTGCTGGCACTGGCGGAATCAGAAAAGCGATCGCTGTCGCCAAAAGAACAGGAAGCCTTCGACGGCCTGAAAACCTTGATCACCGAGCTGGAAGGGCAGGAAGCCCGCGCACAGTTTCTGATCGATGCCGAGCGGCGAATGATGGGCACGCCGGCTGATGGCGGGGATCGATCGTTCAACGATCTGCAAAAGCGGGTATCGGTGCTGGATGTCTTGCAGGCGCAAATGTCCGGCCGGCCGCTGGATGGCGCGGCAGCCGAATATCACAAGGAAGCCGAACGCCGGAGCGGGCGGCGCGCGCAGGGCGTGTTCATTCCCATGCTGGCGCTGGAAACTCGCACACCGATGACGACTTCGGGCGCTGGCGATATCGTGCCGACGGATCACAGGCCGGATCAATATATCGGGCCGCTTCGGAACGCACTGCTCGCACGCCGGCTCGGGGTTCGGGTGCTGTCCGGCCTGAGCGGTGACGTAACCATTCCGAAGCACGGTTCCTCGACTGCTGTCGGATGGGTGGCCGAGGGCGGCGCGCTCTCGCCCAGCAGCATGACGTTCGACTCGGTGTCGCTCAGTCCGAAGCATGCCGGTGGCATGACGGAGTTCTCGCGACAGCTGATCCAGCAATCCTCACCGGATATCGAACAACTGCTGCGCGAAGATCTCGCCGCAATGATCGCCCAGGCGATCGACAGTGCGCTGCTGATCGGCGGCGGCTCGGATGAGCCGGACGGTGTGATCGCGAATGTTGGCACCAACGGCGGCGCGACGGCCGGCACGATGGCCACGCCGAGCTGGAAGGAAGTCCTCGAAATGATCGAGGAAGCCGAACTCGAAAATGCATCAGTCACTACTTGGGTGACGCATCCTGAGTGCGCGAAGCTGCTGCGATCGACGCTGAAAGCTTCGGGAATCCCCGGCTACCTGCTGGAAAACGGCCACATGGCGGAACGGCCCCTGTACGTGACGAACCAGTTGAGCGCGGTAACGAGTAGCAACGGCGGCGTCGTGATCCTGGGCGACTGGACGCAGGCACTGCTCGGAATCTGGAGCGAGTTGGATGTACTGGTGAATCCATATTCCGAGACGGCGTACACGAAAGGCAACGTCTTGATCCGGGCCATGGCAACAGTCGATGTAGCACTGCGCCACCCGGAGGCCTTCGTAGTGGCCGAGGATCTGCCAGTCTGATGATCGAGCGACGCGGCGAACCCGGAAGCATTCGAACCGCAGGCCGGCGGCTTGTCGGCCATGCGGCCAGATTCGGGGTGCAAACCAATATCGGAAGCTTCCGCGAACGGATTGCACCGGGCGCGTTCGCTGCGTCGCTGGCGTCCGGACGCGACGTGCTGGCGCTGGTGGATCACGATCCCCGGATGCTGCTCGGGCGTACGCGCTCGGGCACGCTGAAACTGCAAGAGGACGCCGACGGACTCGCCTTCGATATCGCGCTGCCGGACACCCGTGCGGCTGCGGATTTGCTGGCGCTGGCAGAGCGCGGCGACATTGGCGGGATGTCCTTCGGATTCGTCGTGCAGGATGAACACTGGACGGGGGATCTGCGCGAACTGCGCGCCGTCGAACTGCACGAGATCAGTGTCGTGCAAAGCTGGCCCGCATATGGCGAGACGACAGTCAACGTGCGCAACCGGCAGCACGAAGCGGATCTGCGCCGGCTCTGGTTGATGACGGTATGAAGATCTTGCGCAAACTGTTCGAGCGCCGGCAATCCGGCAACGATGCGCCGGGAGGCGATTCGTACTGGACTGACTTCGCTGCGCTTCGTGGCAGCGCCGTGACGCCGGCACGGGCCGAGTCTGTTTCGACCGTGTACGCCTGTGTGGCTGCGATCAGCGAGACGGTTGCAAGCCTGCCGCTGATCCTCTACAAGCGCGCCGTCTACGACGACAGAGAGCGCGCGAAGGATCACCCGCTGTATAGGGTGCTGCACGATGCGCCGAACGAGCAGCAAAGCGCGCTCGAATTCCGTGAGCAGATGCAGGCAGCGGTGCTGTTACGCGGTAACGCCTTCGCCGAGATCCGGCACGGCTACGATGGCCAGGTGCGCGAGTTGATCCCGATCCACAACGATCGCGTGACGGTGATCGAACTGGATTCCGGCCGGCTCGGGTACGACGTCATCGACTCGAAGGGACGCACGCGCCGGTTGGTGCAAGAGGAAATGTTCCACCTTCGCCACCGATCGGAAAACGGCAAGACTGGTGTCTCGCCGATTCAAGCCGCGCGCGAGGTCCTGGAGCTGGCCTTGGCAGAGCGCGAGCACGGGAATGCAACATTCCGAAACGGCACGCGGCTATCGGGTGTGCTGCAGTCTGCCATGCCGCTGACGACGAAACAGAAAGCGGATCTGCATGATCGACTCGCCGCGAACTACGCGGGCGCGTCGAACGCCGGCCGGACGATGGTGCTCGGTGCCGGGTTCGAATACAAGCCGGTTTCCATGACGCTGGAAGATGCCGAATGGATCAGCGCACGGCAGTTTTCCGTCGAGGAAGTCGCGCGCCTGTTCCGAGTGCCGCCGACGGTGATCGGCGATCTCAGGCATGGGAACTTCAGCAACAGCGTCGAGATGTCGCGAGTCTTTGTGACGATGACGCTGCGCCGGCACCTGGCCATGTGGGAGCAAGCGATCAGCAGGCAACTGCTCACCGACAGCGGCAGACAGATCTACTTCGCTGAACACAGTGTCGAAGGACTGCTGCGCGGCGACAGCAAGACGCGAGCGGGGTTCTATGAACGAGGGATTGCCGATGGATGGCTCGACATCGACGAGGTACGGCGGCTCGAAAATCTGCCGGCCAGACGTGCCGCAGCATGACGAGACGAACGAGCAACCCGACGGGACGCGATGCCGATCCACGCCGGACGATTCCGCTGCAGTCGGCACGCTGGCAGAAGCTGCGTTCCGTAGTGTTGGCCGAGCAGCCACTGTGTGCGCACTGCTCGCAAGCTGGCCGCGTCACGGTGGCAACGGACGTTGATCATGCGGATGGTGATCCGTCGAACAATGAGCGTTCCAACCTGCAGAGCTTGTGTCATGAGTGCCACTCGCGAAAGACGATGCGCGAGCGACACGGACGCGCGCCGCAGTGGGGATGCGACGCCGACGGGACGCCGAACGATCCGGCTCATCCGTGGCGGAAAAATCGCCAGCAGTCGGGAAAGCTAGACCGACCGCCCCCCCATTTTTCAACGCTATCCGCAAAACGATGAAGCCGCGCCAGCAGCGAAGCGACAGCACTACAGCGGCCGTTCTCGCCTTCCAGAATGCCGCACAAGGGCCGATCGCGCCGCCCGAGTACGTACACCTGCCCGAGGCTGCTGTGCCCTTCTGGCGCGCTCTGGTGCTGAACCGGCCGCGTGACAAATGGAATGCGTCGGATCTCGCTATCGCGGCTCACCTGGCACGTGCGCAGGCCGATGCCGAACGGCTGCAACGCGAGATCGACGCCGAGGGCGAGGTGATCGGCGATAAGCTGAATCCGCGACTACGCCTGCTGGAAACCACGATCAAGCGGATCGAGCGACTGGTGCGTCTGCTTCACCTGCACCCGCAGGCGACGATCGGCCGTGCTGAAGACAGCGCAAAGCCGCTGGCGCTCGAGGTTCAATCGCGCGGCGCAGAACAAGACAATCTGATCCCGCTGCTGTGACACGCGCCGGTCGGATCATCGCGTTCATCGAGCGTTACTGCGTCACGCCTGAAGGCGCACACGTCGGCGAGCCGATCCGGCTGGCAGAGTTTCAGAAGCGGTTCATTACCGACGTCTACGACAACCCTGCGGGCACCCGTCGGGCGTATCTGTCGATCGCACGCAAGAACGGCAAGAGCGCACTGATTGCCGGCCTGCTGCTGGCGCACCTGATCGGGCCGGAAGCGAAGCGCAACAGTCAGATCGTCAGTGGCGCAATGTCGCGCGAGCAGGCCGCGCTCGTCTTCGGGCTGGCGGCGAAGATGGTGCAACTGAGCGAACGACTGTCGAAACTGGTGCGCATCGTGCCGAGCGGGAAACGTCTGATCGGCTTGCCGCTGAATGTGGAATTCCGCGCACTGGCAGCAGAAGGGCGGACGGCACACGGCCTGTCGCCGGTGCTGGCAATCCTCGATGAGGTTGGCCAGGTACGCGGGCCGCATTCAGACTTCATCGACGCGATCACGACGTCACAAGGCGCGCATGATGCGCCTCTGTTGATCGCCATCAGTACGCAGGCCGCGAGCGATGCGGATCTGTTCTCGATCTGGCTGGACGACGCGAAGGCGTCGAACGATTCCCGGATCGTCAGTCATGTCTACGCGGCCGACGAGGACGCGGATCTCATGGACGCCAGTGCATGGCGTGCTGCCAACCCGGCACTCGGACTGTTCCGTTCCGAAGACGATCTGCGCGAACAGATGACGCAGGCAACGCGGATGCCGAGCATGGAAAACATGGCGAGGAATCTGCTGCTTAATCAGCGGGTGAGCACCGACGCGCCGTTCGTGTCGCCGGGTGTATGGGCATCATGCGGCGGCGAGGTACTGCCGTTCGATTCGGATACGCCAGTCTTTGCCGGTTTGGACTTGTCCGCCAGAATGGATCTGACGGCGCTGGTGCTCATTAGCAAGCATAGAGATACCTGGCACGTCTGGCCGCACTTCTGGACGCCTGAGCGCGGCCTGAGCGAGCGTGAGCGCCGTGATCGTGTGCCGTATTCAACCTGGGCGCGGCAAGGCTATCTGAGGACGACACCGGGCGCGTCGGTGGACTACGAGCATGTGGCGCGGGATGTTGCCGGGATCGTCGCCGACGTCAACCTGCAGGCTGTTGCATTCGACAGGTGGCGCATCGACGTTCTGCAGCGCGAGTTCGAGCGCATCGACTGCATGCTGCCGCTGGTGCCATGGGGGCAGGGCTTTAAGGATATGGCCCCGGCACTGGATGCGCTGGAGGCCGAGCTGCTGAATGCACGGGTTGCCCATGGCGATCATCCAGTGCTGCGCATGTGCGCGGCGAATGCCGTAGTGGTGAAAGATCCAGCCGGCTCGAGGAAGCTGGACAAGGCGCGAGCGACTGGCCGCATCGATGGCATGCAGGCGCTCGCGATGGCCATGGGTGCCGCGACGGCTGTCGAAGTCGAAGCCGAGTTCGACGTCGATGCCGCGATCGCTTTCGTGTAGTTGATCCCCTGCTCGGCGGGGCTGTCGTGAGACAGGGAGCCGGGACGCGGATCAGGCGGATAGTGCCGCGCGTTCAGAAAAACCCCGTCAGTCGGTGACGCCGTTTTCCTTGCGGCGGGTGCCGGCCGTCAGCGCCGCCTTCGGGTGGCGTTGTCGTTTTCTGGACACTGGCGGACGATCTGTGCGGGGCGGTGTTTCTGTTTTACGGAGTTTTCACGGAAGCTTTTTCTGTGAGTGCCTGCTAACCCGTAAAGTGTTGATTTTCTTGGATTTTTTGGTGGGCGGTACTGGGATCGAACCAGTGACTTCCACCGTGTGAAGGTGGCACTCTACCGCTGAGTTAACCGCCCTGAAGAGGGATGCTGGCGAAAGCCCGAACCGGTGTCCGGACCATGCGC